GCCTACGCGCATAAGTTAATTCGCCCTTTGGAATATCTCTGGTAATTTTCTTAAGCATAGCTTCACGAGCTTTTTTGCGAGCACGTTTCTTTAGCTTAGGAGAAGAAGCAATTCTACGAGCTGCACGTTCTCTACCTATTTTAATCTTAGATTTATACTTAAGCATTTGACGTGCTCTTTTACGGCGTTGTACCATATCAAGAGCTTCATCTACGTTATTACATTCGCAATCTGGTCCGCAGTTGCACGTAGTTTCTTTTACTGATTCGTTCTTATCTTGTTTTCTTTTCTTAGCTGCCTTTTTGATAATGCCATCTTCGCCAGGCATATAGTCTACAGCCAAAAAATCTTTAAAATCTAATGGTTTTGCCATTTTTATTTTCTTCCCGGTTTGTCCCATCCCTTTAATATATCTTTGCTGAAATTGTTGTATGAAAATTCCATACGATCAACCAATTTAACAGCATCACCACCAAGTGTGTCAATAGCAACAAAGCCTTCGGCTCCGGTTACTTTATATCCATTACGAGTCTTTACAAATGTCTTTGTATCTTGTAAGTCATTTAGTTTATTTATAAGTTTTAATTTCGCTAAAACGATAACTTTTTGTAATTCGAACATTTTTTGTAGTGAAGTTCTATTAGATGTACTAAAAAAGGATAGTATTTCATCTAGTTTTTTCTGTTGAGCAGCTTTTCCTTTATCAGTTTTTCTTGTATCTATTTCTTTTTGATATCGCTGTTTGATCCAGTTAATGAGGCCAGATACGTGTCGTCTTGTATCTGTAATGACTGTACCCGCTCTGACAAAGGAATTATTGTAGGTTTCAATAAGTTGAGCGAGTGATCTATTATTTTCGAGTTGCTTGAGCGTGGAGCCCGATATCTGGTTAAATAATTTACCAGCTTGCGATAGATACTCATTAACTTCCTCCGTGTCTTTTTTTGTCATAGTCAATTTAGTAAGATCACGAAGCATGGCATCTTGTGACCACACGTTTTTAGATTTCTTTAATTTAGATACATCAACACCATAGGATGCTTTCATCGTTTCAAAAGACGAGCCAGTATATGTAGTGTGCCAGACTATTCCAATCTTTGAAGATTTGATTTCTTTTGCTGCTTCAGAATCTGCAGGTACTGCATAAACTATTGTGTTAGGGTGGAACGTAATATATTTTGTACCTCGAATATTTGATTTTTTAATATCTCCAGGCCCGTACAAGAAGTCACCCTGTACAACTCCTTTAATTCCCAATTCAGGCAAGTGTTTAAGAGCCAGCTTAAGCTTATCAGCAAGATCACCAGAAGTGTCGGCATCAACATCAGAAGGTGTCTTATAAACCTTGGGGTTTTTATTGAAGATCCCTTTTTTCGCAACAAAAAATACTCCGTCATTAGGATCGATACCTGCAAAGACAGCAGGGGCACCATCCCACTTAACGCTAACACTTCCCTCATGAACACCTCCTAACATATCTCTCAGAGATCTTAGAGCCATAATAGCTTGTCTTGTACCTTTTACGCCACCATAAAGAACCCTGTCCTCAATATGAGTCATGTGTGTATTCTTGTTTTCGGTGATATGCTGTTTAAAATTTTCCACTATGTAGCCTCTACTTTTACATAAGCTGACGAATCGTTTGTTTTTGCGCCTGCAACATTTACTATCTCTGAAATAAAATCATTTCTCTTAGAGGCAGAAGCATTCATTAATGCATATGCTATATGCGTTACACCAAGAACAACATGAATGAAATGAGCTTGACCTTGTTTTTCGGCTATTCCTACTTCATGATCCGATTTAGTATATCCTGGATGTACTTTCTTTACCATCTTATAAAAATTATCCATCAAAACCTTAGGAGGATTTTTACTTGCTAATTTTTGAGCTTGATCTTTGAGCATAGTATTAGAAGGCAAATTTGCATTCAAATGTGTTTTAGCGGAATACGTAATTTGGTTATAACCTGTACGACCGCCTCTTGCGCCTTTTTGAATTATTTCCATATTAAGAGGATTAAATAAATTTGGAGCTCGAATGTCTAATCTACTGCCACTATCAAAATACGCAAATCCGTGTTTAGCTGTCCATATACCTTTACCTTTTACAGTTTCAATAGTGACACCATTAAATTTATGAGTATCTAAACTTTTCTTTTCTATATTATATTCTGATACTTTTGGTTTTAGTTTTAAACTATTAATTTTCTTAAGAGAAATACCTACAATATCACGGCTTAAAAAGTTTTCAAGAGTAGTTTGATTACATAGAGCCTGGCTCTGATCGCTAATGCGTTCGTTGACATCTACTCCACTTCTGACAGCCCATATATCACCTGGATTCCATTTATCGTTCTGCATGGGCGGCAGACCTTCGTTCTTACGCGCCTTAGATTTTTTTGCATATATCGCATTCATGGTTTTAGAGCCACGATGAATAATGTGATTTTTAGTTACGTAACCTTTATCTATTAAAGCTTTAGCAGTGACATATCCTGATTCGTGCCATGTGCCATCTAAACCTGCATATCTTTCAAATGGCACATCTACATCAACTTTATTTTTATATTGTGATAACGTTTCTACACTGAAATGCGAGAATGGTTTTTTAGTTCCTTCTGCAAGCATAGCAGCAATGAAAATACATTGTAGAGATTCGGCATCGGCTGTTTGGCCGGTCATGCCGCCGCCTTTACCTTGACCACCGAATATCGGTGACTTGCCAATTTGTAAAGACGTAATTATTTTACCGCTTTTCAGTTCGAGATTAAATGACTTCTCTTTATTACCAATATAATCATCAATAGATTTCATATTATTAGAAGTATTTTTTATTTCTAAATCTTTACCGTTAATATCCGGAACTGGGCTACCTGCTTTAATCGCATCTTTAAGAATATCGGTTCTTAAATCATTTGTCCGGGCTTTTACTTTTTCCCATTCAGTACGACTCATAGGATTGAACATCGATTTCTCCAGTATAAATGATTTAAACCTAAGCATAGTATCCTCTTGAATATAACACGTATCTATTTATACTAAAAAAAAGAAAGGGGCAAATTGCCCCTTAAGTGTACTCCAACTTGTCTATGTAGATCCTATTTCGTTTTTGTAGGACTCTATATTCATATTGATCATAACCAGAATCTTTTAGATCTTGATTAAGATTGTTCACCCATTTTTCGTATTCATCAATACGATCACCGGGTTCAAGAACCCCTAACAATGAGGGGTTCTTTTCATCATTTATAATTTTCATGCTGCTGTCGCGAATTCTACAGCTTTGTTAGCGGCGTTGATCTTACGCCCTTGATTATAACCGAACCATTGGTTATTCAAACGACTCTCTGCACTACGACCTTGAACGTGGTCAGTCATATACGTAACAGAGTTAAATGCCTGCCACCAAGTTCCTTGACCAAACTCTGCACCAGGCTGAGTTTCGATATTAGAAGCTGCTAGCTGAGCTGTACGTGACAAATCTTCGAAAGCCGAAACCGTACGAGACTCGCGATGCGGGAATACTTCGTTATAGTATTGAATTAGTGATTCAGTGTTATAACGACGAGTTGACAAGAATTCTGCCATCTCTTTGTACTGTGCAAACTTTTCAGAAGCAAGTCCCATTTGCTCTTTAACCATATCAGCATCGAATGTAGAGCGATGACCAACTTTAACAAAATTCTTTGAAGATGATTGTAAAGAAAATGTTAACGTATTATTGCATACAACACGAATGGGAGTAAAGCGAATATCAACAGCTTTACCATATTGGTGAGGATTGCTAAACAAAAGATAGGAGTCAACTTGGTCTTCGCCGAGAATAGTGAAAGACTCTTTGATTTTTGCGAGAGCGAATACATTTTTTCCATCCTTTAAAGATCCTGCTACATTCATTTCCATATCACCGGCCATTACGAAATCTGAGAAGAATTCGAAAGCTTGCGTATTTTGTACTGGATTCCAGTCGTCACCGACCATATCTAAAACTGAACCGTCAGAAGAACGAACCAAAGCTTTTTTACCAGGAATTTTTACACCTGATACTGTTTGTACTTCTTCTTTTTCGACTTCCCAATCAAGACCAGCTTTTTGCATCATCTGTTCGGGAGTCATGTCATTGCGTACTTCAACGCCAAGACCATGCCAAGGTACATCGCCAACGTATGCGAGTTGAGCTTGACCGTTAATCATTTCTACTTCGTGTGCCATAATATAATATCTCCTTTTGATAGGTATATACTACATCATTGCGAAGTGAATGTACACAAAAAAGCGCCGAAGAAATGAATTTTTTTTAATTAATCGTAATGCCCACCTAATACGGCGACTTTCTTTATTTCTTTATTATAAGCTTCTGCTTCTCGTTTCTTATAAGCTGCTTCGAATCCAGATAAGCCGTATTCGTTTCTTTCAGTGTTACCCCATAATCTTTTCATATAGCTATCGTATATCCTTTCTACCACCTTATCGCTTTCATTAATATTAATAAGATGACCTTTTACTAACCAATTTAAACGATTAGCTTCTTTACGAACGAAAGGTGAACACATAGCACAACTCCTTTTTTTGAGATATGCTATCTATAAAATGATAGCGCTGACTGTTGCGCTAACAAAAAAATATTTTAATCTGATAATGGATTGTCGAGAGCTTCTTGTAATGTTTCTCTAAGATCATTATCAAGTTTATCCATCTTATCTTCGATGTCTTTAACTGTATCTTTCATTACATTGCGCACATCTTTCTCAGATGCTCTTACCGTAGCTTCTACCTCTCGAATAGAAGAAGTTACGTCTTTGCTTTGTTGGTTGAGATCATTGCGAACACCTGCAAGTGTCGATTCTATAGAAGCTTGGGTGTCTTTAACTCTACGCTCTGAGTCATCTACCTTATCTTCCATACGATCTATATTAGCTTCTAATTTAAGAATGTCATCTCTCAAACCAGATTTGATATCTCTTGTATAATCTATGGCTTCATCGAGCTTGGTTTCAATTACATTATTGCGAGCTGCAATTGCATCAGTATCAATGTTCTGGATAATTTCTTTCATATCCATATAATCTTTATAAAATTCAAATCCTGCCCAAGCACCTCCTCCTAAGGTACTGAGAGCGGTGAGGACGGCGAACATCCTTCCACCTTTGAAGGTTGCTCCTCCAAATTCAAATTCTGCCATCTTTCATCCCCTTGTTCAGCTCGAAAGGCTTTATGTTCTTCCCAAAGATGTTCTGCTACATTATATCCAAAAAACGTAAAAAACCCTGCGAAAATAGATACGGTTACTATTTCCATTTTAGTCCTCGAATTGTAGCTCTCTTAGCTGTTGTAATTCTCGCTCAAGTTTCATTACTTCGAGCTGTTTCTTTCTTAATTCTAAATCATATAATCTATTACAATCAATACGTGACTTTACTCTTTTGCCAAGTGGTATCATTATTCTAGCGTATACGCCTACATCAGTACCACCATTAATATAGTTGTTCAACTGATCATAATCACCTTTATCTATTAATCCTGTAACTCCGAACTCTAAGTTAGTAGCAGA